CTAAAGTTGATGAAGATGTTCTTGCATTTGAAGATGTAGTTTCATTTAAACATGCTTACATTTATCACCCAATAGGTTTAAAATGGGCAGTTACAACTACAAACCCAACAAGGGCACAGCTCGAAACAGCAACTAACTGGGAAAAAGTTTACGATTTAAAAAATATAGGAATCGTAAGGGCCACTGTAACTTCACCATTAGATTAATCATGGCTAGTATTTTTGAACTTCAAAATCCTCCTTTTGGTCAATTAACTAAAACTAAAGTTATAAAAACTGAAAACGGAGCACATACTTTAACAACGGCTGAAATTATTGAAGGCATTGTTGATGGAACACCTACAGGTAATAGGGCTATTACAACTCCAACAGCTGCAGAAAT